TAGTTCAGGTTGTCAAAGAAATAGTTCTGGTTCATGGTGTTGGGGATCTCTTTAACCACACCGTTGTACAGCAGGAAGCGGTCCACGCCGCACCAATAATAGACGCCGTCGTACTCAATGGCCGACTGCGAAGACAGAATTGAGGATTGGCTGCTGATGATGTCATAGCGCCAATATTGAGGAGGGGTTCCAGTGCCGCCAATAAACGACACGCGGATCAGGCTATCAAGGCTCCAAAATAGGCCAGAAGGCGCGTTTGAGCCGCCCCTGACGGGTAACCCTTGGACAATCTTTCCAGAGGCCACATTGACCGCGTTGGCGTCCGCAGAGACCCAATCGTCGGTGTTGCCAGCCGAGCAGTTTTGGATTAGGCCGTTGTTGCCATACACAAACAAATAGGGGTGCAGCGACACAACGCCACCCGAAACCGCAATGTTGTTGTTAAAAGTAAGCGTCACAGTGCCAGAGGCCGTGGCTGTGTTTGACAGCACCAACGTAGTCGTGGAGATTGACACCACCGTAGTGTTGGCAGGTATGCCCGTGCCAGTCACAGTTTGGCCAGCGCCAATTAAAGGGTTTGACGCCGCCAAAGTCACCGTGGCACTTAAATTTGTTGTCGTGCCACTGGCAGTGAAGACACCAATTTGGCTCATGGTCAAGGCGGTGATGTCGCCAATCAGCACAGGGGTGTTGTTGTCATTGCCGATTGAGACGAGGTTTTGCCCCGGATGCGCCACCAAGGACTGCACGCCCGTTCCGCCCACGTCGTAGAAGCCATCAAACTGCCACAGGTTTAGGTTTGAGGCCGTGAAGTTACTCAACGTGAAGTCACCCACGCCAGCGCCCACGCCGTTGTTGTCAATAGTCAGGACCTGAAGGCCGTTGTTGTAGCCACTGAAAATGGATGTAAAGGCATTCTGAGGGTTGACCCAGATGCCGCGTGATGGGCCTGTAAGTTGATTTGAAATGACGCGAAAGCCTCCGACCTTACGAGGGCGACCGCGTTGGAAGCGGACCCACTCGCCGTCGTTGTAGAACATTTTGTCGAATACCGTGCCATCCCGCTGGATGCCGGGCTGCGTGTCAAGAGCGAATACCTTGGCTGTCATTAGAAGGTCCCGCCCTGAACACCCCCAGTAAAGTTACCAGTGCCCGGAATGTTCAGCCCTGTCGAGGTCAAGCCAAACAGCTTGACACCCAAGATTGCGATACCGAATTCACCAGAGCCGGGGCGGTAAATACCCGTTGACGTTTCCGTCGCAAAGTTCAGCGAGGGAGCGCCCACCGTGCCGTCCACCAAGGACACGTTCACCGCACCAGCGGCGATCGTTGATGCGTTGAGCAAGTTGACCGAGTCACACAGCAAGATCACCTGTTGACCAGCGGGAACTGTGGCCGTAGCACCACCTGCGCCTGTGGTGAAAGTGATTTGGTAGCCGGGTCCACCACCGTTGGTCTGATTGGTGATGTAGTACACCTGAATTGTTTGAGGCAGCACCACGGTGACGTTGCCTGTCAGCGTGCCTGTGTACTTCTGAATCGTGTTGGCAGCCTCTGAGGCGGTCAGGGTGTAGCTGCCAGTCACCACAGCCTTGGTGAGCTGCGTAAAATTAAACTCAGTGCTGCGACCTAAACCCACAGTGAAGAATGCAGTGCCAGAGCAGCAGATAACGCAAGAGTCAGCGGGCTGCAAGGAAATTGTGGATGCGCCGTTGATCTGAATGCCACCAGATGGGGAAATGGTCAAAGTTCCAGATCCGCCGTTGCGGACCATCATGTACCAATCGTTGCCCAACGTGACAGCCGAGGTCAGGGTCAACGTACCTGAACCACCAGTCCAAACATGAGTTGATGCGCGGTCGGTGTTTAGTGCGGTGTAATTCGAGGCAAACGTAACGACGTTGTTGGCCGCATTTAAAGTGTTTGAAATAGCCTTGAGGCCGAACCCAGCAAGGGTGGCCGCATCGACGTTTGATGTGCCTACGCCAAAGGCTATGAGGCCCCATGTGCCCGCCGTGTTGGCGTTGCTGGTGAGGTAAATGTACTTGGCCTCGCCGGGGGCAATCGTAACGATCGTGCCGCCAGTGTAAGTTCTGACGGTAAAAGTGTAGGAGCCGACGTTGCGAAACAAGGCATCAATACCGACAGACGCCTGATTTGCAGGCGGCATGTCCAAAGTAAAGGCATCCAACGTAAAGGTCAGGCCAGTGGTTGTGCCAGCCGTGGTGGCCACCGCAGCCCCACCCAAGGTGGCCGACAGCGTGAACGTCGTAGACCCGTTGGTGGCAATGATGTAGTAGGTATTGCCCGTAGTGATGCCACCTGAAGTTCCCGTGGAAACTCCAGTGACAACGATTGCTTGGCCAACAAACAAGCTTGGGGTCGTGGTGCAAGAGCATTGACCGTTTGTGCCCGTGACGGTCACTCCAGTAAGCACCAAGCCGCTCGAGAGCGACGTGACGTCCATAACTCGTGCGGCTGCGTTGTCGGTAACGCTGCCATTGATTGGCCAAGAAAGCGTTGAGTCGGCGGCAAGCGTGATGCTGCGGTACGAGACGTCGGTTGGTTGAATTACCTGACCTGTGAATGGACTGGTGAAGCTCATGAATCCCTCGCAATCGCCTGACGATCAGCACCGCGTGTGACGTTCTCTACCTTCAGGACTTCAATGATTTTGTCGTAATTACTTTGCCACATGGGCATGCGCTCGTCGTTCTTGAGGAACGGCATGGCTTGCAGCAAAGTGCCGTACAGCATCGCCTGCGGGGCATACTGTGTGAACCAGTTTGATTGGTTTGATGTATCCAAAGGCTGGACCCGTTGGTAATACAAAACCTCGTAAGCATATCCAGCCGCTGGCGTTGGACCAACCAGCCAGTGCTCGTAGTCGTAGTCGCAAAAGAACAAGGGCACGTCTGTTGACGTTGGATTTGGCCAGTATTCGCGGATGTATTCGTAGGTGCGCAGCAGCACGGGCTGACGAACGCCTGCCACGGTCACGTTCTTGGATACCGCCTTGCGCCACCGCGCAGGCTAGGGGATGTTGTGTTCTGAGTTGTCTATGGAGCCGGTGACCACAGAGAGGTTGCCGAGGAATTTGATCTCAGACGCAATGATCTGCTCCGCCAGCATAATGAACTGCGGAATTTTGTCCAATGTCTGTTGGTCAGTACGCTCCAGATAGGTCTGGATGTCGTTGACCAACGAGTCATACGTCATTACGGCTGCGACTGTCATTTTCTTCTCCGTTATCCGACGTTGCGTTCAAAGTGCGGGCAATCGACCAGCGACTTGAAGTTGCCTCCCCAACGATTTTTGGGGTGTAAAGACTCCCAAAATGCACCCAAAGGCGCAAGAATTCCCTTGTCCCATATTATCTGCCCATCCTTGAAGAAGTTCAAGTCGATGGCACAGCGTTTGAGGTGGATGGAATTCATGGTCTTGGATCGGCCAGCCTTGACGTGCAAGGCTTGTTGTTCAGGTGTGCGGGCCAACTCTCCACCAGTGACCACAAAGCCCTGCTCAGTGGCGTACTGAATCAGCTTGCAGGCGTCCAAAAGGAACGCGGCTTGTTCTTGGCTGAGGCTCATTTATCACCCCCCTTGCGCATTTCCATGACCTTCTCGACCGTGCGGCCACCGAAGTAGGCCGTCATGACCAGCATGCCCCACTGGCCCAGCAGTTGGACATAGGATTCGGAAATCTTGTACCCCGCGCCGTCAAGCAACGCAAACAGCAAATAAGCCGTCAGGATGTAGACCAGCGTGCCGGGGCGCACGTTTTTGGACAGCCACGAGTCGGAGGCCATGTCGGACTTCCAACGGTCGGTGATGTTGTTTTCTTGGTTGGCTTGGGCCGCCAGCAAGGCTTTGAGTTCTTCCTGCTCCAAGCGGGCTTTCTCGATGCCAAGCTCGAGCAAGCGCTCTTCATGGTCGTATTGAAGCTGACGCAGCTTGCTGACCTCTTCAGGGCTTGGCGTGTCGGAGATCTTGACGCCAAGCGTCTGCTCGACAACCTGCTTGCCCTTGGCTTGGATCGCAGAAGACAAAAGACCCAAGCCGTTTTCAGCAAGGGTCCCAAGGAGTGTGGCAACGATTGGGATCATTTTTTCACCATTTTTTCGCGCTCTTCAAGGAGCCTGACTTTGACTTGCAACTCGTTGATGTGGCTCATCAACTGTTCTTTGAGAACCGCCCTACGTTCGGCTGAAATTGGAGAATCGGTTGGGATGCCTTCTTTAGTGATTAGGGCTGGCATGCTGCCCTCAATTTTTGTCAGTCGCTCAGAAAAGCTGTTGACTTGGCCAAGCAGCCAAGCCAGTGACATCACCACGATAGGGATGACGGCTTTGAGGACGTCGGACCAATTCATAGTCCGAACACTTTCTTGACCATTTCAGCCGCAACACCGGGGCCAAGCAGCACAGCCAAGATCACGATGTACAGCAAGTACTCAATCTTGGTCATGCGCTTGGAACCATCGTCAAAGCGGGCTTGAATGCCCTCATATCGTTGAGCGCAAATCGCCTCATGAACACTTAAACGCTTGTCGGTTTCAGTGGCAAGTTCGTGTATGGGTTCCATGAAGTAATTTCCGCTCAACTTGACGTTTACTCAGCAGCAGGTGCGTCGGCTGGCGCTGCGGGTGCAACTTGAGCTTGTGCTTCTTGCTGAATGCTGTTGATCAGTTGCGCCACATCCAAAAACTTTTGGTTGCCCAAATATTGCAGGATTGCGTTGACCAGCTCAGTTGAAAGTGCAATTTTTTGCATGAAATACTCTCCGTGTAATTTCCGCTGTTTGGGCCAGCGGTTTGCCCTCATTCAATTATGCCGCAGCCCAAGGCAAAGGCAATTGCACTTCTGTTGGGTTAAGCTGGGCGTCAATATTGGCAGTAATTGCGGCTTCAGTAGCGACCTGATCAACCCCTGTGTCCCAACACCAACCAACCACCTGCTGTTGTGTAAGTTGGTCGTAGGGTGTAAATGAGCCACCTGTTGCTGGAATAGGGAATGTTGATACACCGTAGTTTGATGCTGTATAAACAGTAGGCTGTACAGTCTCGGCACTGCCTGCTGGGGGTGGAACCACATCCGTGCCAGTACAGCGCCATCCAGCACTCAATACCACCTGTGAATAGCCGTCGATTACCTGTGTGGATGTTTCCATCCAATCAATTGTCCATGCGATTGTTGTCATGATTTTTCCTTAAAGAAATTAAAAAATTACCAGCCCCAAGTAATTGACGGGTACGATAGAAGTACGATAACAACCATAGTCAATGAAGTGGATGTCCTACCAGAAGCATTTGTGAGGGTGACAAACGCACTGCCGCCAGAAGTGCCAGTGCTTACAGTTAATGGAGAACCAGCGCCATAACCTTGATTGCTGGCAACATTGACGGTTACGCCAGAGCCACCCCAGCCAGTGATGCTAAATTGATAGTTAGACAAAGCGCCGATGTTATCGTCTCGTTGCTCGACATAGGCAATCATACTAATACCCGTGCCAAAAGAACCCGCTGGTATTGAGAATAAATCTACCGATGCTCCAATTGCTAAACCGCCTCTAGTCGATTGGTAAGACTTCATGCTTCCACGAGCCTCAAGGTCACCAGCAACTGCAAGTCTTGCGGAGTTATAGGCGACTGTATTGTTGATAACTACTTCGCCAGCAGGTGTAATACGCATCCGTTGTGTCGTACCATCACCCTCAACAAAAACTAAAGTTCCGGCAGTTGTTGAATTGCTCGCACCATACATAATTTGGCAAAGGCTAGTGGGGTCGGCACTTGTACCAGAAATTAAACTTAGTGTGGCAGTTCTTCCATTTACAATGTCATTTGCATTGATTGTTAATTTTGGATTTACGCCAACAATCTCAAGTCTACTGCTAGGGGTAGTAGTACCAATACCCATGTTACCGCTGGAGTCAATACGGGCTCGTTCCACAATACCAGTAGAGTTGTTGTTAGTTCCAAATGCTAAATATCCACTAAAGTTTCCATCTGTAGCATTTTCTTTGCGACCAGTAACGTTTCCAAATATTGCAACCGCCGCTGTTCCAGAGTAGTAGCCACCAAGACCAATACCACCACCAAGGTTGATAGCCGCAGAATTTGTAGTAATTGCTTGGATTTGTTGGTAGTTATCAATAGTCGCACTTGCGGCACGAGCATCAATTCTTGATAATGGCGATGTAACACCCACCCCCAAATTCCCACTAGCATCAAGCGTCATTGCTTGGGTGAGTGCGCCGTTAAATGGTCTGGTGTAAAAAGCAAGACGACCACCGCTATTAAAAGAATCCGTGCCGCTTCGTAGGCCGCTAATTGCCGCTTCAATAGCCAATGTGCCGTCACCTGTTCCTTCAGGTTCTTGAAAGTTTAAGGTTCCAATAACACGACCATCAGCATCAACCGCCGATGTTGCGCGAAGGGTTAAAACAGAAGTCGTGCTATCGGCTACCGTAAGACGACCCGTTGGCGAAGTGCCTCCAACAATCAAGTTACCGCTGGAGTCGATACGGGCTCGTTCTGTTGCGTTGGTTCCAAATTTAAGAGCAGAAGCGGAACTTGTACGAAGCTCAAATTCACCAGAGCCAACCAGACCGTCATAAGCAATGCTGGTACTTACCGCTACATTGTTGCTGTTGACCCGCAACACAGAAGCAAGCGAGGTATTGTTAGCAGAAACAATATCAACCTTAACGCCCGGTGTAGCAGTACCTATACCCAATCCAGTGGTTGTCCAAGCGCCCAAAGAAAGGAAGTTTGCAGATGCGTCAGCGTTACCAGTCGAATAACCAAACGCTATCGCTCCGCTATTGCCGCTGACAATAGATAAGTTAGCAGAGCCTGACTGACCGTAAATAGCCCCTTTCCCGCCAGTATTACCAAAGGCAATACCTGCGTTGTTGCCAGATGCTCCAACCTCAATAGCGCGGAACATTCGTGTCGTAACACTTGGGTTATTACCAATAATGATGTCGCCATTAGAGTTGGCTAAATCAGTTCCAGCATACGTCAAATTGCTACTGCTTGCTAAAAGACCGCCTGTGCTTGTGTAGACAACTCGACCTGCTCCCAAGCTACCAAATGTTGCATTACCTGCCACATCCACAGCACCACCAAAGTAAGAAGTGCCAGCGGCCACATACAGCGAGTATGGGTTGGTGATCGTGATGTTTGTGCCAGCGCTTGGTGCGCCTGCAATGTACAGGGTCGCCGCGTTGGTGTAGGTAACCGTGGTGTTGGTTGCAGCAATTGGCGTGATGGCCAAAGAGCTGATAGCACCAGTTGCGTTGGTTGCACCAATCGCCGAAGTGGTATCAGTCACCGTTCCAGTGCCAATGTACAGCTTGGCAGGAGTCGTGGGTGCAAAAACAGCAGCACCATTGAAGTTGCTGTTGCCAATTGTGACGGTCTGGACCAAGGTGCTCAGGCCAGTTGTTGAGAAGCCCGTGGCCGACAAAGTCGTACCGTTAAAGGTCAAGTTTGCAGAGTCGGTCTGGACGCCGCTTGCGCCGCTGAAAACCACTCGACCAGAGGTCAGGCTGGTGTTGGTGATCGAAGAGCTGGAAACGCCCGTCAGGGACGTCAGGGACGTCACCCATTGAGGCGCAGAGCCTGTGGAGGTCATGACGCGGTTTGCAGCCCCGATGGCCAAGAACGTGGTCGTATCAACGGCGGACTGGTAAGGAACCGACCCAGCAGCTCCGCCAGCAAGGTTGTTGGCCGTCTGTACGGTAATGCTTGTAGGAGCCACCCATTGTGGAACCGAACCAGTTGACGTCAAAATGAAGTTGACTGTGCCAATGCCAAGCTTGGCAAGCGTGTTAGTGGCCGAAGAGTAAAGGATGTCACCTTGGGTATAAGAAGACTGCGCAGTACCGCCAAAGGTCGCGCCAAGGGCATTGGTGAGGTTCAGCGTGGTCAGCGTGGTGGTGCTTGTGGCGCTGTTGAACGTCATGGCCGCGTTACCAGCCAACGCGCCTGCGTTGTTGTACTGGATTTGCGTGTTTGAGCCGCCAATCGTGCCAGCACCCTTGGTTGCAATTACCTGCACAACGCCTGCGTTGTCCTCGTAATACAGCTTGCCGTCGGTGATGTTGATTGCCAATTCACCTTGCGCAAGATTTGCCG